CTACAGCGTTTTTAAAGAAAGACTTTGCAGTCCCTTGCAATACCTTAGCACCTCTGTATATTGCTTTATATAGAATATTATTCTTTACTTGTTCATCACTTAACTTATTCAGTATATTATCAATACCGTTAGAATCTATTTCAATCATTTATTAACTCCGTTCTTACTTCTAATTCCATCCTCTTTTTATTTGGTGTAATATCTAATACTTTGTAGTATTTGCCATTCCATTGGATTTTATCAAAATCAGTTATTTCTATGTAATCCCTTACTAAGAAAGATTTTTGATAAGGATAGACAATCTCATTATTAGATAACTGTCTGCTTCCACCGCTTTCTAATACCCTTGCACGGGTTATATACTTTAATTCAAATTCCGTGGTCTGTTCTCCGTATTCATTCACGGTTACTATTGGGGTATATATATTAATTGATTCATTCAAAGTACCTGCTATCATTAAAAAGTCCCTCCATTATCATATTTTTTACTGTAATCTTTATATAAGTCTAAAAGGTATGAATAACTTAACGGTACTTCTGTAGCATTACTAAAAGAAATAGATTCACGCTGCATGTACATATTTCCAACTAAAAGCAAAATTGCATGCAGTAACGGGGAGGGTAGTCCACCGTTACCGTCTTGCAATTCACTTAAATTACAGTCAATATGCTTAGATACTGCATTCTCTGCCACATCTTCAAGTAACATTAAATACTCATCATCATCTGTAAAGAAAGAATCTATATTTAAATGCTTCTTTATTGTTTCTAAATTAATATACATATTGACAATATTTTAGTTTAGTTATTAGGCTACAGTTGCTACAGCAATAGTATTTGGTCTAAGTACCTTTGCATCAAAATAAGCGTTAACTACCAATCTTACTTGTCCATCAGCGGCTTTAGTATATGGGTCTACTGTCAAATCAATGGCTCCCCATTGGCCAATGCAAAGGTTAGAGAAATCACCATAGGCTATATTCTTACCGCTAATGTGACTTGTATTAAATGCCTTAGTACCATCTACTCCGCCATTCTCAAAAACCATACCAGTGTTGTTAGTACCTTTTATCATACCTCTAAGAGCGGCTTTTGCTTTGTTAGACATAACATAAACGCACTCTCCATTTACATTAGCGTCTTCTACATCTGATTCCAAAATACAAATATCTTCATAATCTGCTACGCTTGTAAGTGCGCTACTTGAATAGAAAATACCTGCGGGCTGTGTTGCTGTTCCTTCTGCACTACCTAAGATAGTAGATTCAAGTTTACTATTAACTGCGTTAATAATATCATTCTTAATCATGTTCTCAGCGTCAAGAGAATCTTGTACCAAAAACTGCTTAGATACGTCAACATAACAAGTAAGACGCTTAGGCTGTAACTTAACATTTCCAAAGGTTGGTGCGCCATCTTTTGCGCTTGCTACTTCACCTTCCCATGTAACATTTGCGCCATTCATAACAGGTACTTGTACATCTCCCGTAAGACCGCCTAAAAATTTAGCACCTGCACTAATAAGTACGTTCTTGGCTCTAAGTGGTTCTAAGATATTAGTGAAATCTGTTTCTACTACATCTTCACCCTCACTTGCTACTGTAATAGTTGCACGGTTTTCTACGGGTAACTGAATTTGTCCACCATAGGAAAGACCTGCTTTTCTCATTTCCTCTGCACCCTTAGAAATTACTGCGTTTGCTGATTCATCTAACTGTCTGTTATTTGCTACGTCATTAATTGCTTTAATAAGTCTAAATTCTTTCATTACTGTATTAGTTTTAATTGATTGATTATTTTCTACTGTAGAAAGTTCTTTGTCTAACTTTCTCATTTCTTTATTTAAATCTTCTATTTCTTGTTTAATCTGATTAATTTCTGTTTGCTCCGCTTCATTGAAATCTCTAATTTCCACTTTGCACTGCTCACAAATTTCTTTAGTTCTCTTAATTAGTTGCGCTTTCTTATCTGCTATCTCTAAACTGTTCATAGGCTTTCAATTTCCTTTATTATTAGATTCATTTTATTATCTATTTCATCACTTTGTGCTTTTACCTCTGAATACCTATTACTGCATGTTGTACTGTTATATGCAGGTTGAAATACGGGGGACACATCAAACAGTTTATCTATTTTATAAATATCTCTATATATAGTATCTCCCTTTTTGTACCATCTTTCACTGTCTTTGTCTTTACTGACTGTAAAGGCAAAACTTGACTGTGTTAAATCACCCCTTTGTAAATACTCTAAAAGTTCATCACCTAAAGTGGTCTTTGGTGCTTCAAACTCATATAACAGTCCGTTATCATCTACTGATAATTTTAAACTACCTTCACCGTTCTTTGAGCGTGCTAATACTTTATTATCATCATGGTTAAACTTTGCAAACACATCTGAGTTTTTAATGGTATCTTCTGTAATTGCTCCACGGTGTATAATCTCAATCCATCCAATATTTTGGCTTTCACTCTCAAATACTGCACCATATCCCTTAACGGTTCTGTCTTGTGTTGAAAAGTCCCCGTTATACTGTCTAATTTCCTTCATAAATATAAATATCTGTTTAGTTTAAAAAATTTATTCTAAAGTAAGACCTAAATTAAATCTTATATTATCAACTTGTTGGTTATGTAACATTTCATCCTCTGTTAATCTTCTATCATAGACACGTATGGCAAAAATATCACCTTTAAAATATGCTGCACCATTATTTCTACTTCCTATTGAAGAGTATTGGGATGTCTGATTCCAATAGTCACTATTAGTATTAGGATTTTTTTTAACTCCATTAACAAGTCCTAAAGTAAGATTTACACTAACACAATGATAAGCATTTACAGTTAATGGAATAGTATATGTTTTATTATGTTGTAAAAAAGTTACCGCTGTATTATTCCAAAATATTAAAACTGTATTAGTTGTCATAATTCCGTTACCGTTTTGCATCCATATTGCTTGTGAACCTCTATTTACTGTAGGTTTAAATACTATTTCCACAGTTTGATTTGAATTTGCAGGTAAGAAATTATAATCAACACTTCTTAAAGTTTTATTATATAATCTCCATCCATTCTCTAAAGCGGTGGCACCATAATTTGTGTATATATGTCCGCCTATTAAGTCAGTCCATGCACCTTCATTAGTACCTTTATTAATACCATCTAATTGGAAAATTAAACCGTCTTGAATATAATTAATTTCATCTTTCATTTTCCATATTAACCCATTACCTAAATATAAACTTTGTACTTGCTTATCACCTAACTTTGCATCTACTATTTGTTTATTTCCACCTAAGTATATCATTCTGTTACCTCCTCCACAATTATATAAAGTGTATTATTATCTGTTTCCGTTGGTAATTCCTCAACAACTGATAACTTAATATCTCCTAACTGTGTTTTATATGCTTCCAAATCAGCAATTAAAGCGTCTGTAGTGTCCTCAAAATTAGATAAGGTAGTATTTACTGTCTGTGTTGCTGTTGTTGCGCTCTGTGCTGCACTATTGGCACTATTTGCAGCGGTATTTGCTGCTGTTGTTGCTGATTCAGCGTTACTAATGGCTGTTTGGGTATCACTAATTAAAGTGGCTGTATCACTTTCAACATCAGTAATTCTATTATCATAATTAGATAAAGCGGTAGTTACTTGCTGTTGTGTCTGTGTAATACTGTCTGCTGCTGTGTTTGCTCTTGTAGTGGCTTGTTCTGCTGCTGTTGTGGCTGTGTTGGCATTACCTGCCGCTGTATTGGCTGCACTTGCTGCGTTATTAGCGTTCTGCGTTGCTGTATTGGCTTTATTAGTTGCTGTAGTTGCCTTACCTGCTTCTGTATTGGCATTAGTTGCGGCTGCATTTGCGTTGGCTGTTGCTTGTTCTGCTGCTGTAATTTTACCATCTAAGGTACTTACTGCTTGATTTACAGTTTGTACCGCTTCATCTGCTGTATTGGCTGCGTTAGTGGCCTTACTTGCTGCTGTGCCTGCAATACTACTTGCTTCATTGGCTAACGCTATGGCTTCATTTACTTTTTCTGCTGCATCTATTACTGTGTCTGCTGCTTCTAATGCTGTATTTGCTGCATTATTTGCGGTATTAGCGGCTTCTAATGCTGCTTTGGCACTTTTGCCATTGTCTACCATATCATTTAAATAATCTTGCAAAGTACCCTCATAACCGTTTTCTTTGGCTAATTCATAGGCATTTTTACCAACTACTGCCGCACTGCTGACAATCTCAAAAGTCATGTTTAATTCACTGCCTACACTACCGTCTATAGTTTCCCATGTGACATTTGCATCTTTGTTATACTCACAGATAGATAAGATACCAATTTCTGCACATCTGAATTTTCTACCGTTTAATTCTCCACTTACTTCTACTACATACCTTTTTGCAGTTGGTAAGTTGGTAACATCTATAAGTAATGTATTGGTTTCTTCTCCTATACCTATATCTGTACATAGTGGTTTATTACTTCCTAATTCTTGGTAAATTACACCTTTAAAACTATCTGCTACTGTTAAGTCAAATGGTACTTGTGTACCGTCTGACATTCTTTTATAAAGATTACACTTTAAATAAAAGTCATTACCACGTGTTACTATCTCCATTATTAACCCTCCTTACTATTTAATGTGTTATCTTCTATCTTTGTATATGCTATTAAGTGTTTATCACCTCCATCTATAGGGCTATAACCTAATTCTTTTCTAACTTCATTTACGCATAAAACACCATTAGAAAGTAAACTACCGTAATAGTTTGCTAATGCTGTCTTATCAGTCTTTAGTAATGCTGTTTCATCTAAGTTTACTATAATATCACTTTCTGACGGTTTAACCAACTTTCTTGTAAATTCTTCTTCAATCATATTAATATATGGTTGTAAGGTATGTAGTAAGAATTGGTTTTGAGTTGCTTCTATTGTGCTGTAACTGCTATGGCTTAAATCACCCAATAAGACGGGGCTAATACCAAAAAAGCGTGCTATATCCTCAACATTAAAAAGCCTACTTTCTAACATCTGACTTTCTGCTGCACTAAGTTGTATTGGTTTGTAGTCCATATTCCCCTGCAATACTGCCAATCCATTACCGCCATTACTGTATGCTTGATTCCATGATGTTCTAATATCATTTCTTTGTTTATCCGTTAACTGACCTTGTACAGTCAAAACACCTGCCAAATTACAGCCATTGGTAAAGAAAGAATTAGCACTATTTTCTGTATTGTTTGCTAACTTAATACTGCGTTGGGCATAAGTAAGCACACTAACACCATTTACACCGTCATAAGTGTTTTTAAGTAAATGAATCATATTACATGGTTCTATTTTCTTTTTACAAATGATACTACATGTATAATAGAGTTTGTTATTAACCTTATCATAATTGATTTGTACGTCACCACTTTGTAAGAATCTTAGATTAATTGGTGTACCGTCTGCTGCTCTCTCAATATATGCAAATCCATTCCCTTTTAATAGTACGGACTGCACAAGTAATTTTAATAAGTTGTACTTACTTAGTAAGTTTGTTGTAAATAGATGGTTTAGTGGATGTGTTTCCAAAACGTCATTATGTTTTCCGTTTGTCTGCTTTACTCTAATTGGTAACATTGCAATACTATCACTAATAATTTCCACCGCTCTATAGACTGCGCTAATATTCATGGCTGAATAGTTATTAGTAAATCCGTTAAAGTTCAATGATTCCCCAAAGGTAGATACATAACTAACATTTCTTTCTTCTGTTTCTTCTTTAAAACCTGTCCATCCTAAACCATAACCCTTTTGTTTCTTGAATAAACCCATTTTAAATTTAGTTTTTGTATTGATTATTAAATAACGCCTATAACATTATTATAATGCGGTTGTTCCATGTATACCCCTAATGATTCCAACATTGCTATAACACCGTCTATCTTTTGCATATCCACCGTTTTAACGGGTTTCACGTTCTCATTATGGTCATACTTTAGTGTGACATTAGAAAAACACCATCTTGTAATAGGGTTATCATCTAAAATAACATTACCTAATTTAATAAGTCTTTCAAACTCCTTTGTGCATCTATTAAAGTGCCAAAGTGCTTGGCTAAATGGTTCTAACTGTAACCCCTCACTTGTTGCATTTATTGCCCACTGTGTTGCGTTATAAGCGTCATAGGCTATTTTCTCTATAAATATATCATTGTTGACTTTTAAAATATCTCTTAGTATATAATCATAATCTGTAACATTTCCATCTGTCACTGTTAAATATCCTTCTCTTTTCCATTGTTTATAAAGTTCACTATTGACATTGTTTTCTAATGCACTTTGTGGTAAATAATAGAAAGTTTTAAAGATATACTTATCATCTTTTGGTATCATTACACTAACTGCCGTTAAGTCACTAACCGCTGCTAAGTCTACACCAATATAAGCGGTACAATCTTTATAGTTTGACAAATCTATTTTCTTGGTATGATTCAGTAATAAGTCATTTGATAACCAAATATCATAACTGTTAACCCATTGGTTAAAATTCTTTGTTCTTGTACCAACTTCCAAAGATGTATTATTCTTTGCTTGTTGTACTTGTTCTAATAAATAGTTTATTTTTACTGAAATACCTAAGTTTGGATTAGATTTAATGAAATTTTTTTCATCCTGCCAATCATCACCATCATCTAAGGTGTATATTGCTGCAAATACTGTATTATCTTCTTTTATTCCTTTAAGTATCTCTATGTTTGTTTGTCTTAATTGGTAGCATGGTGAAAACAGATTAAATCCTGCTGTAGTTATTACAATAGATAAAGGGTTATCCCTATTACCTTGACTACTTTTCATTACATCATACATACTACTATTTGGTGCGCTGTGATACTCATCAATTATAAAAAGACTACTATTCCATCCATCATTTGCGTTTGCGTCACTGCTTAATACTTGTAAAAATGATTTAGTTTTGTCAAATCTAATATTATCCCTAAATGATTTGAAATACTTGTGTTTCCTATCTAATCCATCCACTAAGTATTTGCACATTGAAAAGATAATCTTTGCTTGCTTGGTACTGTTTGCTACTAACTCAATTTCTGCGTTATTTTCTCCATCAGCCACCAAATTATAAAGAGCCATTGCAGCGGCAAAGAAAGACTTTCCGTTTTTTCTTGCTAATTCTATGTAAACGTTTTTAATTACTCTGTTGTCTGTGTCTTTCCAATAAAAGCCGTATATATTACAGATTATCCAAAATTGAAAGTCTGATAGAATAAATGGTTTACCGTTCATTTTACCCGTAAAGTGTTTTAACTTACTCATAAAATTAACTACTCTATCTACTCTATCAGTTCTAAATTCTATATCAGTTCTTTCTAACCAACTTAAATACCGCTTACATGCCAATTTGACGTAATCACATGATATTATTTCACCGCTTAATACCTTATTTGCATATTCCGTGTATTTTTCATCTATCATATCATTAATTTACTAAACTTTCTACAAAGTCTTCTGTATCATCTTCTGTTTCTGTCTTTATTTTACTAACGGCATACGGTGAAAGTCCTAAGTGTTGTATTTGTTTTAAAATAGTGGCTTGTAAATCTTTCATAGTGGTTAGTAATGGATTTTTCTTACCGTTGGAAATATCATAAATTCCGTTTTCCTTTACTGACTTCTTACACTCTTTATATAAGTCTAAGTTATCAGCCATTAATATTAAAATACCTTCCCATTCAGGATTTACTTTACCATATTTTGATGTAAGATAGTCATTAACTGATTTAATGTAATCTTGTGTTGGTTTTGTGTAACTTGAAATTTTCATAATAATATTATTCCTATATTAGTTTTTATATAATTAATTATCTGTTTACTTAAAATATTAACCTTAGATGTGTCTAAGTTTACTAAGTGTTATTTTGCATTTTAATATAGTATGTAGTAATTAAGATTCAACATACACTATTCATATATTGTTTATATATTTTATTAAATCTCTTATTACCAATTTTTATATCAGAATCTTTTAATATCAAATAATTTTCTTTAGCATTAAGATTTGGATTAATAAGTATCATTATTTCATTGTCAGTCAGTTTAGAGTTATCCGTTTTTATGTTTCTATTTTTAAGATAGTAATAAATTGTTCTTTCTTTGATTTGGTATCCATATTCATTATTTATAATATCCAAATTATCTTTAATAGATAAGTCTTTATTATATAAATCATCCAAAATAAGGTAAGTAGTTTCTTTTGTATACGCTTTTTTATTCTTATAAATAATACCTCTTTTTGGTTTGGTTTCCGTTCTCAATTTAGAAAGAATATCTGAAAACTCTATTTCTATATCTTCAATACTTTTATTAAAACAATAGATTATATTTCTTCTTAAATAGTCCTCTTTGTCTATTCCGCTAAAATCAAAGAATCTGTGTATATCCTCATAAGCATTAAATAATATTGTATTTGCATCTACATTTGGATTCATAACCCGTCTTAGGCACATTCTCATAAATACTTTTTTTCTTCTCTTTTGTCCATCATGTAAGATAGCATTTTTTCCATATGAAAATGGTAATGCAAAGTAATCATCATCCACATATTGATAAAGATTATTAATCCATGTATCTTTTTCTACTCTATAATAGTAATGGTACTTATGTCTATTGTATTTCATAAACTCATCATAATCTAACCTGCACATATCATTTAGTAGTCTTTCATCAAAAAGTGGATTTTCTGACTTTATGACCGCTTCTGATTCACAAGTGTCATTTTGCATTTCATTATAGTATGTAGTGTTTGTAAGTTGTCTAAGTATATTGTTTATTATATTATTATATGTATTTGTTTTATAATAACATTTATTCTTTAAAAATTCAATATATTCTTCATTACTTACTTTTAAATCTTCTATACTATAAATAATATTACTACAACCATAACTTACTATCAAATCTTTATTTTCAATGTATGTACCATTAAAGTATTGTGAGCAATTTAAATTACATATATCTTTAATTTCTTCATTTACATCATTTATAATGATTTGATTTAGTTTCCATGCAAAATAACGGAAAAGTATAAAGTTTGCAGGTATCATTTTATCAAATACATATATTAGTCTGAATCTTGCACACTTATTTGGTTGTAGATTAGAATAAGATGTGTAGTATAAAGACGGTTTTAATGATAACTTACTAATATATTCTTCTGCATTTGGGTAATTAGTTTCATCTATATCTACACCTATAATAAAACTACCTTTAAAATTTTCATTATTCTTTTGGTTACTTCCAAATGTATTATCACTTCTCCTTTGTTGTGGATTAAATAAATGACAGAATACATGACCGTTAATAAGATAGTTGGTTAATTCATCACAAGTTACTTCTTTTTCAATGTAACTAATACCTCTATTTGCTTTAAAACCGTATTGTTTTCTTATCTGTCTGTTTTCCTCTACCTTTGAACTGCCAATCATAGCACCACTAATAATTTTATCTACAAAATATTCAGTGCTTAATGATACATTAAATTTATAGTTTGGATTTTTAATCATAGTTATTAGAACTTATGTTTAGTTTATTATTTATTATCTTCTTTATTGTTTAAATACTCCCATTCTTGTCTATTAGAAATATCTGAGTATCTTTTTCTACCTAAAAGTCTTTTAGCCTCTTTGCGGTTATTAAATATGATTCCTGTTGGTATGTGTTTTAGCATAATATTATTCCTTTGTATTTTGATTAGTTATTGTGGTTAAGTATTTACTTGCATACTTTAAAGCATCTATAAATGTTTCATTCTCTGTATCTCCCTTTAATATTAAAGTAACTGTTTGCGGACATTCACAGACTAATTGACCATTTACATATATTTCCCAATCTGTACACGCTTCATCTTCTAATTTTAGAATTGTTTTACCTCCGTGCCCTGCATCACCTCCACATGGGCAATTAGTACCGCATAACATTTTTAATATGTTGCATGATACAAAGGTTTTACTTTTCCATTTAATTGAATCAGTGTCTTTACTCATAATATTATTCTTTCAATTAGTTAGTTAATATTATTTCTTCTTCATCCATTTCTAAGATGATGGCTTTAATATCTTCTTTCTTTATTCTTCTTTCATATACATCTCCGTTGTTCCTTCTTGCAAAGTATTTTGCCACGTCTTTGTTTAGTGTCCAACTAATACCGTCTTGGCTTGTACCACCTCTATAAACGGTTAGTTCATTTGGTAATGATTCATACAACTTGATAACTGATTCATCACTGTTATAAATATAGTCCTTAGCTTCATACTTACTAAACATATCCTTATAGTTGTATCTGTCAAAATTGTAGTCCTCATGTTGGTACTTTGCTAATAAGGTTCTACAGTATTCATCTTTACTAAGGCTATCCCAATCTATAGAATCATCTATAAATAATGAATCCCACCAAATTTCTTTTTCTTCACCGCTTAGGGTGTCGCATGAATCAGTACCGTATAACTCTTGGTATTCCTCTAATTCTTCTAAATAATCCTCTTGGAAATTCATACAATAGTGTATAGTCTTTATTTTCTTATTTTCTTATAAATATTGCCTTACTTGAAAAAATGCTGTTTTTTGCCAAAAAAGTGCAAAAATCATGCTTTTTTCTTCTCTTTACCATCAATGAATAGAAATTCATTATCTTTAAGAAATCTTTTGTATCTGTTCTGTCCCATTATTATGACTGCATTCTTTCTATTTTCAAATACAGTTCCAGTCTTTCTGTGTATAAACATAATTTTATGTGTTTTTGGTTCTTATTGCTCTATCTGCTTAGTTTTTTATTTTCTTATCTTCTTTATCAAATATAAATATATATTTTCTCATTTTCAAGTCAAAATTTATTTTTCTGTAAACTTTATATACAGTAACGCATAAATTGGATTTTTGGCTGTTCTTTTGCGTTCTGACGGCTTTATTTTCAATCTTGGTTCACTTATACCATCCCATTAAAAAAAGTGTCTAAAACGCTTGAAAATAAATTTTGGTTTTATTATATTTGTGATACATTAGAATTGAAATAATACTATCACCGTTCAGACCTGCATTTTTCAATAAATATCACTCTTTTCTAAAAGATATGGATTTTTTCCCAAAAAACCAAGAAAAATGCAAAAAAAATTAGATTTTTTTCAATTTAGCAGATATTTATAATTAAAATAACAAACTAAACATATTATATAATATGAAAAACTTACTTATCACTATTTTATTTGTGTTGTCAGTTGGTGGAGCATTATATACAGCGTATGACCAACTTAATGAAAGAACTAAAGCCACTAAAGCAAAGATAGAATTATTACATTATATCCATAGATATAACACTACTAATTCAATGGCTGTACAAAGTGCAATGCAGGATAGCATAAACTACACTTTAATAAACTACTTAATGGATAACTATAACAAATAATTTATTTAAATCTTTAATATTATGGATTACATTAAAAAAATTGAAACACAAGAGAAAAAAGACCGCTTTATTGCGGTAAAGTGCTTAACTAAATTATTAAGTGGTGGCACAGATTTACAAATTACACAAACAGAAATAACAGATTATGTGGATTTAAACTGTAGCATAGTTAATAAAAAAGGTAAAACTATACCGTTTAATGTTGAAATCAAAGAAAGATATAAGGATGATAAGCAATTAGCAAAATATCCAAATGCTGAATTAAAAGACAACAAACTAAAACGCATGAAAAGCGTTACACCAAAAGGTACTAAGTTACTTTATATGGTATTACTTAATAATAAAGAATGTCTTTTATTTGATTTAGATAAAATTAATTGGGATAAAGTAGATACACATTATTGGCACATCAAGAAAACCCAAATGAATCCTAACAGTGGTTATGAGGATGTACTAACACACTTTATCCCTTATGAAATGGCATTAAGACGGATAGATATAACAGAATATGTAAATTAGTATAATGAATTAAATAAATAAGAATATGGTAAATTTAGCGTTTTGGATTTGTATAATTGCATCAGTTGCAGTAATTTTAGATAAAATATGCCAACAATAAACAAAGGTAAAAAGGTCAATAACTACATTAGACATGGTGATAACTTAACGGTTCATAAAATATACAATACTGCCAAATGGCAGAAATTAAGAAATAGTTATCTTATGTTCCATCCACTATGTGAAATGTGTTTGAAAGATGGTAAAACGGTGGCCGCAAAGGAAATCCACCATATTAAACCAATCAGCACGGGTAAAGATGAATTAGAAATGAAAGATTTAGCATATAATGGTAACAATCTAATTGCACTTTGCAAAGAGTGTCACCATAAGGTACATAAAAAGCCATAATTATAATTATATTTTTTATTTTCTTATTTAATAATTTTAGGGTAGCCACTTGGCTACCCTTTTTTGTTTCTTGCTGCTGCTGCAAATCTCTTTATAATGTCTTTACTAATATCTCTTTCATGCATTCCAACTACTTCTTTTAATCTCTGCTTACCACCACTACAATTATAAAGATAGACCGCTGTAACTAATCCAATTCTAAACTTATCTGAGTTAATAGGTATTATCTTATAATCATACTTTCCTACCTTTTCCACTATTATCTCTTTAATCATGTCATTAATTAACTCTTTCCGCTCTATTTCTGTTGTATTGTCTAAATCTATTTCAACATTCTTTTTATTCTTTAAGTTGTCTAACTCTTTCTCTAATCTCTTAATGGTGTTCTCAATCTTTACTTTATCATTTATAAACGGCTCTTGTTCTTTATTGATATTCTCCCATTCTAAATCATAATCTTCATCTTTTAAACGGCCTAATTGATACTGTCTATTTAATCTTCTAAATCTTTCTTCAAACTTATCAAAGACGGGTGTTAATCTCTCTAATAACTTCTTATTTTCTTCTATCTTCTCATTAATGTTTTGCGGCTCTGTAAATATATTGTAGTCCCTATAGATATTATAGAATTTCTTAGCCGTGTTCCATGCAATAGTATCAATTACATTAATATTAACATTGGTTTGCGCTCCGTTATACTGTAAGCAATATGATACATTACCTTTAATTGGTGACATAGTTAGTAATTTACCATCTACTTCTGTTTTAACCAAACCTTTAGCGTAATAGATATTCTTTGTATCTTTTGGTCTGTTGTTGGCTGCTGATATTCTCATGGCTTCATCTTGTTCTGCTACAGATACCAATGCAGGATATTTAATATTTTTGGGTTCTTTACTACCGTTTTGTTTTGGCTGTCTGCCACTATATGCAGGATTATTAATAATATGACTAAGTTTTACTAAGTTGTGGGCTAATAGTTTCTGACTATCAAATATACCTCTTAACATTAAATCCTTTGTGATACTTCTCATAGTTTCACCTTTAAGATAACGGCTGAATATCTCTCTTACTGCATCCGCTTCTACTTCTTTTTCTTGTGGATAACCATTTTTATCTCTGTAATAACCAAACAATACACTACCAACTACTAACTTACCTTCATTCTTCATTTCTTTCTTCTTATCTGCAAAGCGTGCGGCCTTCATCTTCATTTCCATTTCTGCTCCAATAGATAAAAATGTCAAAAACATCTTTCCCATTGAATCCTCTTTACCGTCTTTCATTGTCTGCATTACATAAGGATTTAAGAAATGTAGGTTTATTCCCTGCGCTGTCATTTGGTCTACAATAGATAAGACAATACTAACCTTTCTTGCTAATCTATCAATGGCATAGAAATAAATATCCTTAATAGTTGGGTTATTTGCTATTACTTGTTTCAGTTCATTTAAAGTTTGTCTTTCTTGCTCCTTTAATTTAATGGCTGATTCTTTACCCTCTACTATTACAATTTCATTAGTCTTAAAGCCATCATACTTGATAGTCTTTAATACTTCTTTCTTCTGTGTTTCCAAATCTTGGGCTACACTTGACACACGGCAAAAGCAAACTACTTTCTTCATATCTTTACAGTTTTATTGGTTTCTGCTGCAAAGATAGTAATTCCGTTTGAATCCTACAACAAAATTCTAAAATATTTCATGTTCTGTTTTAAAAAAATGTTGTAGGAGTTACTTTTAACTCAGTATTACGGACTGAATAAGTAAGGTTAGACAGTATTTAAAATGACTAATACATGAAATTCTATTTACCCCAAAAAGTTTAAAATTTACCTTTTGCGTTTTTAAGGGTGGCATTGGGGTTTAAAGCACACTTTTCCAAAAAACCACATAGGGGGGCATAAAAAAAGGTGGATTGTTAGTCCACCTTTAGTAATAATAAATTTTCATGCAATAACTTAGCAAAAGATATAACATCATCATTAGATAGTGTATCATCAAAACCGTCTAAAGTGGCTTCCACTTGTCTATTGATGAATTTCCTATAATCCTTTTTAGAAATCATTTCAAACCTAATTCTGCCTTCTTTGCTGCTAACTGTCTTTCCAAATCTCTTATTTGCTCTATCTTCTTTTTCTTTTCCTCTGTTGCTGCATTGATAATATTAATTATGTCTTTGTAGGTATATAAGGCTTTTTCTTTCCGTGTACTTTTGCATAACTCTCTAACCAATGCTGTAACTTCATCAAGTGTACCGTTCTTTTTTTTCAGTTCTTGACGGTGTGCATAGTTCTTAGCACTCTTAGTCAAAAACGCCTTAATCTCTTCAATAGTACCTTCAATTCCATTTGGTTTTTTAGCATTTAAAGGGAACAAAAACCAATTTTCAGCGGCCATCTTTTGCTCCTCAGTCAGTCCGCTAATTGCTAATACTTCTTCTTTTGTCATAATCTTATTAGTTTAAATGGTTAATAATGCCGCAAATATATGAATAATTTTTGAAATATCAAATAGTTAGCCTATTCTTTTTTCAATTTCTTCTTTAATAAAGTTGTCAGCGTTACTATTAAACTCTATCCATTTAGAGCGGAAATACACATTTGCACCAACTAAACCGCCACCAATTACAAAGCATTGTGCAATATAGATTAGGATTCCCGTTGCTATGTTATAGGCATTTAGAAAGAAAGATAAGAAAGCCATTAAGATACCGCTAAGGATAAGGGCAAAGGCTACCAAATAACTTATCTTATCCTTTACTCCCAATTCACCCCATTTTTTTATTTGTTCTGTCATTTTAAGTGTAATATTTGATTATTATTTTTTAAATGTGGTGTACTTATGTGTAGCCATCTATAACCCTTTTCATCTATTAACTGGCCTACTTCTATTTCTCCGTTCATTATCATTTCATGGATTAATATAAATAGTTCTCTGTTATCTCTACAGATAATATCCGCTGCTTGTCCTTTTACGTGTTGGCTTGTTGGTACACCACCAATCTTATTATTTAATTCCTTACATCTGTAACCGCTTGTTATGATTATTGGATGATTATATTTAATTCTAATCTTTTCCAATAATACCGCCAACTCATTAAGATTACTAATAATCTCATCAGTTGGGGTATTATCTATTTTATAAATATCAGCGGTTTTTGATTTGATAAACTCATTTAATTTAAAATGTTCTGTCATTATGTCAAATAATTAATTAACCATTCATGCCCATCAAATAAGAAACAGCACAGTTTAGCGTTATTAACTTGGTAACTGCTAACAGTACCACTATATCCGCTTCTCATGTTCCTATCTGCTGTTACATTTATATTACCACTTCCATTTTTTCTAATCCAAACTTGCTTTCCTTCTGTTGGAAAACTTGGTAACTGAATACTAACTGTATTACTGTTGGTAGTTACTACTACATCATAGTCATTAGTCATTTGTAAAGATGTACCGTTATAGTAATAAAGTCTTTGGTACTCCATTGGAATCCAATTACCATTATAGTATTTATCAATACCTAAACTGTTTATTCTTAATCCATAATTACCGTATCTGAATACTGCATTATCTTTATTAAAATAAACATTTGCAGACGTTCCAAAGTTAATACCCATTCCATCAAATCCCAACAGTGTATAAGCGTCATTTGGAATAGTACATGATAAACTAAATATATCTTTTACATCATACTTAACTAAAATACTGCTTGACGGTGTATCATCATCAATATATGATTTTTGTATATCCGCTGTTATGTCTGCTGTAATGGTAACTTCACCCGTTCCCAAAGTAGTATAGTTAAAACTGCTCAAACTTGTTATAGTATTCTGTAGTTGTCCATTCTCATATATCTTAATAGAATATGTTTGGTTTGTCATATATGGTGTAAGATTAATATTTAAGATAGTACCATATTTCCAATATGTTAAGGTAATTGGTTTAAAGGTTAATATCTTACCTGCTGATATATTACCAAAGTTGAAAGTGTTTCTAAACGCATAACTATATTTACTTGTATCTGATATTACCCTACTTACACCGTTAACTATGCTATTACGCTCTATTGTGGTATTACTGTTATTAATAAAGTCATTGTAAGTACCAACACTCTTAGGGCTAATTTGAGTTGCTCCACCTTCACCTTGTAGGATAAAACCTGTATCTTCATCTGATATTGTCAAAGTACCATTTACATCTGTATCACCATTTAATGAAATCTTTTGGTTAGTTATGTCAATACCACAGTTTTCTACTTGTAGCCTAATTCTATCTGCTGTTTGTTCTATTAAACTACTGCTTGCATCACTTATTTCTTGATAATAATCTGTAGCACTTGCACCAACTTCTAACTTAGGTTGGCATATATACCAATCTGTTTCCGTATTTAAATTAAATGTTCTCAATACTAAATAGGCATAATCTAATTGTCTTTGTGGCATTGTAAAAGTAGCCGTAAATTTCTGCCATCCTAAATTTGTTTCAGTATAAACAAAATCTTGTGCAAATACTAAATAGTTCTGGTTTGAATAATCATCACTACTGTATATACTAAAAGTTACATTATCTATTATTATAGGCTGTGTGTTTGTTGCTATGTCTTTAAAATAACATGAAAAGGTATAAGTCTTATTAGGTTCTAATCTCCATTCACCAATACCATAATAGTTAACCCTTTGACTAAGTATATTAGTGCTATTGGCTGATATATGAATCTTATAAGCATTTGCAGAGCTATTTAAACCGTCTACTATTTCACCATTTAAAGTAAGATTTTGTTTCCATAAGTTCATATTATCTAAACTTGTGAAATTAGTTTGTTGTAATAGGTTCTTATTACCAATTAATACTTTTCTAACAGTCTGCCTAATCTCTCTTGAATTTTGTACTATTTGGCTGCTTGCTTCACTGTATATATTTGGGATTTTAGGTAATTTGTCCCATTGTAAATAATTACCTTTAAACATCATTATGGTACTACCGTCTAAGTCTGCACCGTAATCTGATTCCATAGTAAACCTAATTCTACAGTATTTAATACCACCAGTATTATTAGTAAACTGTTTTAAATAGTTGTATTCTTCCAAATCTTCCGTTTCTGTATCATGTACAGCCAAATTTAAAACGGTGTTATTAGTAGTGTTATTAATTGCATCATATTCTGTAGCGTAAAGTATTGCATCTATAGTTAATTTTAATCCTGCAAAATTTAATTCACTGATAGCCAATGTATATGTTTGTCCAATATCACATTTAAAATATGGTGTATAAAAATATCCTTGTACAATATCACCGTTTGCATATTGGTGTACTGAATAATAAGTATTATTTATGTAACTATCATAAGTATCAAAGTAGTTATCATACAAATTAACACTTGTTCCTTTATCAATAAAGAATTTATTAAGTGCTGTTAAATTTCCGTTGTATGTGGCCATTCCAAATAAATTAGGATTATCATATAAAGATGCTATATTACTAACTGCATCATCTAATGTTTCACCTGCTTCTGTTTGGAAATTACCTTTAAAACTGTTCAATCCATTACTAATAACATTTAATCTATGATTAGATAGGTTGTAATCATTTATACCGTTATACTGTACAATAGACGGGGCTACTATATTAGCGTCTAAGAATTGATTATTATAAGCACTGATAATAATTGCTGCTTGTCTGTCTGTATCTGTTCTATTACCTAACTGTGCTATCTTATCCCCTGCTTGTGGTATTCCATTTGTATCTATATCTTTATCAGTCCAATCTATTACTATTTTGTGGTACTCATTGGTATCTGAATCTCTTACTACATTACTTTCAACTTCTATTATCTTAGCCCAATAGAATTTGTTATGTGTATCACCATTATCTGTAATGTTAAAGGTACTGCAAACTATTTGGTCATTTACTGCAAATTGGTTGTCTATTTCCTTATCTCCATCTTTACAGATAAAATAACACTCATAAGTATCTCCATTCTTTTCTACTATGTCTAATGTTGCGTTTGCAGGTGTTATAATCATCTGACCGCCTACACTCTTTACTTCATCTATAGACAATTCAAAGAAATGAGCCACTTTAGCGGTTAAGTTATCTACATTAAGATTAGTAATATTTGCTAATGCTGATACTAAATTATCTATTGTACCGCTGTTAGATTCAATATCATTAGTAGTTACTGAATTAAAATTACTGTCTGCTGCTGTTATATCTCCATTTGTTATTATATCTCCATCAGCGGAAATATTACCAACATTAGATAAATCACCGCTAACGTCTTGTGTACCGTTAAAAGGTTGTCCCCATAGTAAATGTGTATCTAATTCAGTCACACTATTAGTACTAACAGTAGTGACAAATCCGCCACTACTGCCATTACTACTATTATTATTTGTTGCTTTCTTAGAAAAACTCTTTATATTAATCATATTTCTTTAAGTGTTAGCGTTGCTCTGTTATATTTTAAATCTGTTTCACTACTCATAATAAAGAAAGTCTTATTATTTAAAGTAGTCCACTTATAAATATCATTAGGTACTAAATTATTCTTATGTACAGTTGTCTGTAATAAGATTTTTGGTGTAGAGTAAGCTAAGTAATATTGGTTTATGTAGTGTTCCTCTGCTTTTGCCGTTTCATTGGTATTAGAGTTATATATGTTTGTTATTGGTAGGCTTTCACTTGTTGAAATAACACTGTTTAAATTAACTGTGCTTTTTATTCCCTTCTCCAAACATTCTGCACTACTTAACTGTGTGATAAACTTAAATTCAATATCATCTTTTTTATTAATAAAGTTATCAGTTTCAGCACTCATATATACTAACTCATTATCTCCACTGTTTTCTATTAGTCCGTTATCACTGTACACCTTACATTCAAAATCTTTAATGATAATGTTTTCCGTATGTGCCAAAATAAATCTACTGTTATCATACCATTTTGTATGCCTCCAAAAAGACGGGTGTCTGCGTGTAACATCATTCCACAAAGTATTTACAGCTCCCAATATTTTAAACTGTACCTTACCGCTTAATTTATCACTTCTCTTAATTGGTATTGCTGTACCTTCTGCGTCTAAGTTCATTTGATATTTGATTGTGTTCTGTATGTTAAATTCATCACCTATGATATAATCATTAATCTTTGGATTTATACCTAATGAAAAAGTAGTTATCTTATAACTTACACCGTCTACTGTTTCACTTGGTTCTTGTCCAACTGTTACCCATTCAAAGGTACTGTTTCCATATTCATCTATATTAGTTTCAATAAGTCTTTTATTACCTATGATTAATTCACATTCCAAAATAGGTAATTTACTAAACTTATCTGAGCCATCACCCTTTGCTGAATAATTAAATTTATAACCATGTGCTGATTTGTCAGTAGTCCACGGTTGCAAAGACGGTGCGGATAAATATGTACTTACTTCATCACTTGGTCTGTACTGATTATAAAACTTTCTTGTGTAATATCTACCCTCATCATTATTATCTGATTTAACCAAATTACTTAGATATAACCCGTTACCTTCATCATAGTTTGGTCTTTGTGCCTTAGTTCCTTCTGTCTTGTGTACTCCATTAGTATAAATGTCAGCGTAATTATTTAGCCTGTTTGCGGTTGTTGTACTGCTTTCATACTGTATTGGCTGTAATATTATCTTTCCGCTAAATACTAAGTAGTTGGTTGTATTGTTGTCTGTTGGACTGAATACTCCACCGCTGTTATTACTTACATACTCAATAATAGGTGCTTTGTCCCTTAATGTTGCATCACTTGGTAGGTGTTCAGTTTCACTACTTGTTTCATTACCATTTACAGATATAAAAAGATAGTCTTTCATATCTACTTTAGAAATAGGACTGTTGTCTGTGCTTTCTCCTTGCTTAATCTCATAACTACCCATTCTAATTAATGCAGGTGTACAACTGTTATCCCTTAAATACTTAGGTACTTTCCACTGATTTACATATCCCAAACTGTCACTTTCAAATAAATCATCAATAGTACCGTTAGATGTATTCAGTTTCCAATTTGGGTTGGTCATTACCTGCATATACCAATGTACTACCTTACTATCTTTGTAGTTGGTACTTTGTCCCCTAACTATATTATTAAAAGCACCTGACGCACTGTCACCGCTACCCTCACTAATATACTCTGTCATATATAACTGTTTACCGCTGTAAAGACTGTTTAAACTGTCTTTATTCAAAGGGCTTTCAATAAGTGTGTCTTGTTCCTCTAAATCACATTTCACACTGATTTGGTTATACACATCACTTATAGTAATGTTAGTGTCATTTGCTGCAAATGTATCTTTATTAATATTGATTACATTTGGAATAATAGATACTATTGCCTTACTGCGTAAGTTGTACCATGTTCTCCTTTGATTCTTTATTGTGTCCCAATCAAAGATATAAAAGTTATCACCCCATTGGATAATATGCAGATTTAAGTATCTTAGCATGGTTTCTAATGTGTCTTTCTGTGTCCAAACATCATCCGCATCTTTACCATACATTACCATTTCTGAAATACTTAAATCATCAAATATATAGTTTGTTCTGCTACTTGTTAATCCTCTACTTATATCATAATAGATATTCTTATCCGTTGGTAGTATAGTAGATATTATATCCATAAATGATATATTATCCGCTGTTGCTTTCTTAGTATCATAGTCATTAACAGTAACATTTTTATAATTAAAATAGTCTAAGGTACAAAGATAATCCACCGCTGTTAAACTAAATTCATCTAATCCTATAAATGGTTGGTTAAAAGAGTTTGGTTCAACATAACCCCAAAAAAGAATATTATTACCTTTACTAATGGTAATTTCTATATCTCTTGCATTATAAGAAAACAGTTCAGTACCTAAATAATTCTTGGTAACTAAGTTAATAGTTGCTGACTTTCTTATAATTGGTTCAAATGTATCATCTAATTCTTGTGTTATTACTATTGGTGTATCTCCAAAAAATAAACCATTCTCACCTATAACTAAGTTACCACTACCTTTATTAGTAGTGATAACCATTGTTATAAGTTCATTGTTGTTATTTCTAAATTGTCCTTGTATTGTCATTTTATACCCGTAATTTTACCCGTCTTTGCTACTGTCTTAGAATAGTTTTTCATACTACCGTATAAGTCACTACCTTTTAGTTTCCATGTAATTGTACTGTAACTATCTTTAAATCCATTATCTAAGACATCAAACAAATTAGACTGCTGTCTTTTATTGATTATCATTTCACCACTGTTAAGTCTTGCTAATACCTTATCACCGTATGGACTGCCACCGCCAACTATACCACCTTCTGCAAACTTTGGTAAACTTGCAAAGATACTTCCAATAGTTGCGGCCACTGTTGCCCATGCTGCTAAGTTTGCAGGAAACGGTAAAGCAAACGCACTTGATGCACCTTTTGCCAATGCTTCAGCGTTCATGGCTGCAATGGTACTAACTGCGTTGGCTAAGATAGCGGCTGTATTTACTCCAAACTGTGCTATCTGTGCTTCTGTGCTATTGCCTAAAGCACCCATCACATTATTAACACCATCTAATATGTCAGTATAATATCCCCATGCTGTTGCATTATCTTCTAACGCTTTCTTTTGGTTAAACAAATTCTTGGCTGTAGTACCTAAGTCTATTTGGTTAGTTGTTAGGTTCATTATTTCATCATTAACCGCTTTGTATGCTTCTGTACCTTGTAATCCCAAATCTGCATACTCTTGTTTAATCTCCCTTAATTGGTTAATAAGATTATCATTAAAAGCCATTTGGGATTCAATATCACTTATTACATCATTTTCTCTGCCTACAAATGAATCAAAGGTACTTACATTCTGTGTTCTCTGTAAACTGTCATACTTTTCTTTAATCTTAGCAAATTCTTTGCTGACATCACTATCATTAAATGAAATGGTTGCAGGTATCACTTGTTTTTCTAAATACTTAGTTGGTATTACCTTTTCTTTCTTTGGTGTAGTCTTAGTAGTTCCACCGCTTTTTGTAGTCCCACCGCTCTTTAAATATGGTACACTGCTTTCTTCTTTAATAGCATTAACTACCAAACCAATCTGTTTATTTACTCCGTTAATTTGGTTGTCTATTGCTTGTACTACTTTGTTATTAGTTGCATCAGTACCACTATAAAGATTTGCACCTGCTTCTGAAAATCTCCATTTACCATCACTTCCAACACTTCCGTACCTACTGCTTCTAAATGTGCTGTCTAATATCTCATCACCTGCTTTTGCACTTCTTCCACTTCTTGCAGCGTCTAACTTAATATCTTTTACTGTCTTATCACGCTTATCTATTAACTCTATTTGTTTTCTGTACAGTTCCGTTAATTGGGTAAGTCTTGCAGCGGCTTTTGCTCTCTTTACAAAGGCTTGTACTACTGCGTCAGTATTACCGTTAAATACTCTTTCTGCATCACCTACATTATTAACGCTTAATTGTAATTCATCTAATTTGCTTTTATTTTGTTCAATCCATTTATTTTTTTGATGTACGGATGATAAGGATTTCCATTCATTTGCTAACTGTGTGTACTTAGTCATTAGGTTTGCATAAGTATCTATTAGCGTTGTATTATATTGGCTCTGAGTTTCTGCACCTTCTTTTGTTGCTTTTGTTAAGTCCTCTTGTGCGTTTGTGGATTTATTAGTAACCATTGCATAGGTAGTAAGTGCGCCAACTCCTAAAATAAGTAATCCCGTGAAATCTCCAAACATGGCTTTACCAATGGCTTTAGCTCTATTCCATGCGTTCTGTGCCGTTGTATTGGCTACTGTTGCTACTGTATTAACCTTAGTAGCGGTAGAGTTTGCAGCCGTTGCCACTGTATCAGCGTTAGTGGTTTGGACTGTTGCCGCCAATCTAATTTGTTTAATACGCTGCATTAATGCGCTATCTTTATTTAAAGTGTTGGCTAATGCTTGTACACCGTTCAATATACTTAATGCTCCCTGCACCTTTAAAATGGCTTGTTCTACTTGTTTGTTCTCAGTGCCAAATAAAGCCATTGCACCCGTTGCAATACTTGTAGCCGCTGCAATACCTTGGATTCCTTGTATTGCTGCATCCAATTTAAAGGTATCACTACTAAATTTCTGTGTTGCTGTTGCTGCGTCTGCTATAGCGTCTTTTATTTGTCCTGCTTTCTGTGCTATCTTTGTAAATTGGTCAGTATTTGCCAAACCGTCAAAGTTCATTTTAGCCATTAACTGCTGCAAATCCCTTAACTGTCTTTTAAGTGGTGCGCTGCTTTTAGTTATTCTTTCAAACTGTGCGTCTATTTTATTAATATTGCTTCCAGCCTTACCAACTTCTTTTAGTTCAGTTTGTACATTTTTAATGGTTCTACTTAAATCATCCTTACCCGTTAATCTAACTACATAATCAGTGTTTGCCATTGTCTTTCATTTTTGTTAAATAGGCTGTAGCCTTTTTATTCAGTCTTTCAATATCTTCTTTAGATATCTTAGTATCTTCAATATCTTCTTTATTATCTTCATCCCAATAGAATTTAGTTATATCATTAAAAGATAGTTTCTTTCTTGTGTTGGTTTGGGCAATCATGTAACTAATTAACCTTGCTTGTTCCCATGAATCTTTAAAAGAATAGTATCTATATTTAAGTGCTGTGTTTATCTCATACCATTGCATTTCATCTAAAACATAGTCAGGATTAAAACCTAACTGCATTACTAAAATTGCATATAGTTCTGATACACTTAACTTTTTTTTTCTTCACTTGAATCTTCATTAATAAAGATATCATCTTTCTTTTGCTGTTCATTGATAACATTAGTTATCTCTGTATAAAGTTTTGGGTTTCTGTCTAACTCATCTATAAACTCATCCCAATCTAATACTTTATCTTTATTACTTGCTAAGATAATTGAATAAAAGAAAATATAGTTATCTAACAAAGTTTCAATCTTAAAAGGTTTGTTTGTTATTTGCTCAAAAATAAATAATGCTCTTAATGTATATCTTACATTATATTCTTTTCCGTTTATAGTAATCATAATTCTAACTGTAATTTAAGTGTTTTTATTTAAAAAAAGGTGGTAATAAATACCACCTTTATCTTATTAGGCTGTAACCTTTGTCAATGCTCCTACACCTTGAAATTGTACGCTATATGTGGCATACTCTCCATTTGGTGCATTAAGTGAAAGATTAGTAATAACTACTTTACCACTGTACTTTGGTACGCTTGGTGTCCATCCGTCTGTTGGCACATCAGTAGATGTTTCTGACTTCTTGCTAAATACTGCATCTATTGGGGTTTTAGCAATCATCAAATCAAACAAATCATCAAAGTTATCTCCTTTTCCATCTACACTGTAAAGGTTTTCACTTGTGGCATTCCATGAAAGTATAGATACTTCACTGCTTGCCCAATCTCCTCCACCTTCATCTTTATTACTTGTATCTGTAGTTTCACCGTTTATCTCTAACGTGTGATTAGTTGCGTAAGCAATACTTTTGCTATCTACAAAAAGCATTAAATCACCACCTTTGATTTTACTCATAATATAATTTAGTTTTTAATTGGTTATTTTAAATAAATATCAACATATAATCTTTGTATATATGTATCATCACTATAATCTTCTGAAATATTAGTTATCTGTATATCATCTATTATTTCAGTTTCTTTATTAATAATAGTATCTGCTACTACATCTGCAATCTCTATAGATTCATCATATTTTTGTGAAAGTATTACAATCTCCAAAGATACTATTTCATCATCAATATCTTTATTACCTATTGGTCTGTAATTACTCCGTCTGTAAACTAAAAACGGAAATGTTGTACCTTCATTTGCTACTAATGGAAATATTTTATTTTCAATTAAGTTAGTAACTGCTTCACTATTATTAAGAATCTGTTTAAACTCCTTACCTACTCTAAAATTCTTCATAGTTTTTCAAGTGCTCTATTAATTGATTCTATAATAGCATTATTTACCGTGTTCTCACTTGCTTCTCTTGCATTCTTAAAAAAGTGTGTTGCAGTCATTCTACCACGGTAGTTAGATTTGCCCGTATTCTTTTGTTTCCTACCTTTTGATATATTACTATGACTTGTTTGTTTTATATATCTGTCAGTAGTTCCCTTTTCAAAGAATTTCATTCTAAAGTCTTTCATAATGCTAACCCTTGCTTCTGTGTATGCTTTTTCACCTTTGACTGTTATACCGTCATAAAATGGTGCTTTAATGTATTTACTTGTATGGTTAGCCGCTTCACCTACAGCGTTTTTAAAGAAAGACTTTGCAGTCCCTTGCAATACCTTAGCACCTCTGTATATTGCTTTATATAGAATATTATTCTTTACTTGTTCATCACTTAACTTA